TGTGGACTAGACCAGATTCTCTGGCGATAGACTGTGGTACACTAACGTCCAGAATTAATGTATTTTCTATTTATTGTATAAGGAGTTCCAAGTAGCCAATCTATCTTCATAAGACTTACTTAGAACACCCCGGCATACGCTAGCAAGTATCGGACATGTGATTGAATCTATCACGATACTCATTTGGGCAAGCCTTGTGTTATATATTTTTGGGCCGTAATAAAACCACTCAGCTAGAGCGGAGTCAATATTCGCAGAGAGAATAGTTTCCATAGTGTTCGGGGCCCTGGGTCTATGGATACAACATAAACGTTTGAAAATGGAGTCCTCGTTCAATGGACCGGCAATGTTCTTGAGCTCAGGACTATATAAGAACTTTCTTTTCAAAAATTCAACGTCGTGTAAGTTATCATATATTTTGGGGATAGGACTTTTGTCATACGCTGTTAATGTGAAACCATATTCAGCTAGATTCGCAAGGATAGACCTATTATTGAATCTTGAGAATTTCTTGTCGACAGTTCCGACTAAATCGTCTCCGTAAACAGATAGAAGAACTGCGTCCCTAAAAGAATATTTCTTTACATTTAACCATCCGACGTATCCGCCAGGGTAAGATGTGAAGAACGAAGCTCGCATCATTAAGGAGTTGATTATACAATTTATGTATACGGTCGCGTTATGACCGGAAACAGTACTACCAAACAGCATTATGATGTCACCATTTACACAAATTGTTGGCCACATAATATCGGCAGCCAGTCCTCTAAGAATCGAGATTTCGTATTCAGAATACCCAAACATCTCTGCTATGCGTATAACTACGTTAAAAGCAGCCCCAACGAGCTGGGCCGTCATCTTAAGATCGTAGTTTTTGTGATCTAAAGCAATGACTCTATTGCAGCCGCCGAAATCTTCAGCTTATAGTACTTGGATCCCCATGCTTTACCATATGGGTTGATTCCAACGCTGCATTCAGAGAAATCGCTGTGATCGCTCAAATATTTAAGTATTGGGAGTGCATATTTCCTCATACTTATTTGCATGTCGAGCGGTGCTCCATTGACCATCCTAACTTTATCTTTCTCCACATTGACGGGCTCAATTTTGGAAAAAGTTTTGTAGACAGGATATACTCTCTTTCCGGAAAGATACACCTTTTCGTTAGATCGGGCCGATTGATGGAACATATCTGTAACGAATACATTATGCCAAGTACCAGAGGCATCGTCGTATCTTTGTTCCATATACTTGCGTTTATTACCGCCAAGTGGGAAACCGACAGACGTATTCGGATCCATGGGTTCTATGAAATCAACACCAGGAATCCCTCTGACTACTTCCTCATCTGAAAGGGGTCTAATTATAGTTGGAGGATGTTTCTCTATTAGATCTTCAAAACCTTCCAAATAATCAGCAACGCATTCATTCAGTAGAGTCAATGGCATTTCCTCTGCAGTATTCGTATTCGAGTCCAACATAGCTAACCATTTCTGCTTTCGATTTACATCTGGTCCAGTACCCCGAAGTTTGGGAGGGCCCCACTCAGTGGTGCATCCCATAACTTCACGAACTTTCTCAG